AGATCGGGCAAGACCTCAGAGAAAACCATGAACAGGAACTCTCGCCCTCTGAACGAAGTGGTAGTGAGCGAAGAGAAGATGTGGCCAACTCCAATGGCGCACGAAGCAAGGCTGGGTTATCAGGACAGGAGCCGTGGCAAGAAGGGAACTCAGGAGAGCTTGACCACCAAGGTCATCAACAATCTTGGAGGAAGGCAAGCCGTGAGTGGCCAGCTGAACCCTGCTTGGGTCGAGTGGCTGATGGGGTTCCCAATCGGGTGGACAGAATCAAAGGACTAGGCAATGCCGTTGTGCCTCAGTTGATACAGGCAATAGGCGAACTAGTCATCGAGGCAGACAGGGAGATGCGTAGTGGTAGGTAGAAAACAAAGAAGCGGTGGCTTGAGGGACAACTCAAGCTCACTGCACACATTCAAGAAAGAAAGGGATCTGATCTGTGAGTGGTGTGGTATCTCGTTCAAGAGCGTGCAAGCTAATGCGAAGTACTGCTCCAACCCTCACCGCCTTAAAGCATGGAGAGCTCGCAAGTCTTCAAAGAAAAAGAAAGAACTGACCCCACTGGACAGGAAGGGAAAAGACTTCAGGGTGTTTCGCTTGGTGAAATCTCCTCAATCTCCCCCTCAATGATATCTTCATCGAGCAAATCCTCATCAAGGATTTCTTCACCGGGTTGACCTGGATTTTCTCCTGGTGATATTTGATGCGCAAGTTCGGGCGCAAGGTTGTTGGATTCAATCAGCTTCATCAGCCTTGCCTCAACCTCATCTCGATCCATCTGGTCGATGCGTCCGTGCTTGATCTCCTTCTTCTCCACCATCAAGCCTGCAAGCTTTGCTCTTCCAAGCTCTGCCTGTACGGCAGCACTATACTTACCATCTTCAACAGCACGGTCCCTGATCTCCTGAAGATCACGCGCAACCCTTTCAAAAGTTATCTCGTACTTCTTCTGCTCACCTTCCTGAAGCTGCCTGATCTTCTCCTGCACATGCGCAAACTTGGGATGGCGCAAGAGTTGGGTCGCAACCTCAGTGGGATGTGAATAGCCTGCACGATGTGCGCACTCTGAGTTAGTCAGATCCTGGTAGACATACAACTGCACAAACTTCTGCTGCATCTTGCTCAAAGGAATCTCTCGCTCCTTCCTCAACGCATGCTGATGAGGATCATTTAAAATATCTTCATCAACTTCAATCGGCTGTAGTTTTTGTGCGGTAGTCATGCTTGCGATTCTAATTCAAATGTTTTTCTTCATTCAACAATATTTTTTCCCGATCAAACCCCGGCCTGGTTTTCGACTTTCGATAATTCGCATTGACATGAATCGGAACCTGCTCGATCACACCACCCTCCTTCACATACTCATCCACCATATCAGCAAGCTCCTCTCTCAAGCTTTCTTTCGACTTGCTAACTGGAGTCGAACTTGCATATCTCATTCTCATTTTCGCTTCAATCCCAAAAAATTTTTTCATTTTTTTTCCTTCCTCTAAGAGGGGAGAAGGGGGTTCCCGTTGGGGAGAACTATTAAGAGTTCTCTCCCCCTCTTTAGAGGTGACCCTATGACCCTATGACCCACCCTTATAAATCAATGACTTAGGTAGGGGTAGGGTCAAGGGTCACGCAGGGTCACGCTGACCCTATGACCCACCCTGACCCTACTATATAAATCAACAACTTACCGACTTATCCACAGGGGTAGGGTCAAATCGAAAAACACCCCGTGACCCTACGTTTTTGCCCAAAAGTAAGTCGATACCGCACCTAGAATTTACTTTAACTTTCATCGCTAAGTGTTCTCGACCTCCATCTGATCCAAGATCTTTTGTCGATACTGAAGCAACGCTTTACCCCTTAACATTTTATTCTGGGAAGTCCCTTTCTTTTTCTTTCTCCAGATACTCATATCTTTTTTCTTTGTGCTTGGCTCAAGAACAACAGAAGGTTTAGAGCCAAACAAATCTTCAATGATCTGTTTATACCAGACGTTGATGTCTCTCATCCTCGATACTCCTCCAGGCTGTATGTCAATACAGCTAAAGCCCATCAACTCCCAGAATCTGTTAGCAGAAATATCTGATCCACACCTTAAAGAGATGCTGCCGATGTGATTTATTTTGCCAAGGTCTTCAAGGAACTTAACTAGGCCAGCACCATACCAGTTGCCCCTTAAGTCGTACTCTATGCATGCCTGATGTATTCTCAGCGCACAATCCATAGCCATCTTTCCGTGATACAAATACCCAGCGTGTTGTTTGTTAACCAAGGCCAGAAGGATTCTTTCCTTATCCACTTCTCTCTCAAACACTACGCCTGGGTAAAACGAAAGATCATTTGAATTCTTTTTCTGCAAGTGATCGATGTAAGTCAAATCGTTTCTGCTTGCGTATTTTATTTCCAGCTCCATCACTCGCTCTCGACTGACTTCGCCAGTTCCTTCGAGATCTTCCTCATCTCGGCCAGGGTTTCATCCATTTCCTCGAACATCTCAATCACTCGATTGATTCTTTCCTCTGTTAACTCTACTTCAATTGTTACTTTCGGCATTGCTTCTTTTCCTTTCTCGGTGTTAAGATGCGCTCACCCTTTTGCTTTGGGTGTAACCTCACTGTCAGAATCTCCGAGTTACTCCCCCTAAAGCGAGGCCACTCTCTCTATGACAGTGAGGTTTTTTTAAACTCCCTCTATCTTTTCTTTGTGATTAGCCCAGAAGATGTCATCACTAAGATCAAATCGATCAGACACTTTTATGATCTCAAGCCTATGCCCTGGGTATTTCTTTGTGAGATGCTCCTTCACCTCATAAGCGGCTTCCATTCTTGTGTACTTTCCATCCATGAAGGGTGTGCCAACAAATAAAATTGCATACTGATTCATCACTCAACCTCCCAAGGTCGTTCCATTTCGTTTGATTCAAGATAGTGCCACACTGCCTGACCAGGCACTGCATGCGTCTTGACTATATTACCCTGATACTTCTGCACATAGCTCACTGCTTTCTGTGCGGCCTTGTTCCCGCTGCTCATCTTCGCGTTATGCAAAGCTTCCTGTGCAAGGATCTCTAATTCTTTACGCTTATAAAAAGTTGTACTGCTCATCGCTTCAACAACCACCCTAGCGATAGCCACCTCATCATCTTCACTTAGCTGTTTCTTTTCCCTAGGTGTCCACTCGTTAACCTTCCACATGCCCTCATCAAAGTTGAAGTGGGCGAGATGTTCTTCAGGTTCCTGTGCGTTACGCGCTTCGTAGAACATACTGACTTCAGGCTTCTCTCCACTGAGCTTGATGCCTGAGTCAAACCATCCTGCGAATACACTACCACCCCGTGCTGACATGAACGTCTTGTCATCCGCTCGTTCCTTACCCGTGTGATGGGCCAGGATAACCGACACGTTGTTCATCTCCATGAGCATATCGATCCGGTCCATCAGCCTACGGATGTCACTGTTGTTGTTCTCTTCCCCGTCAAAGAAGTTAATAACAGGGTCAATCATCACGATGTCAGGCTCATGAAACGCCACCTCATCACTGAATGCCTGTATGTCTGCGTCCTTCATGAGGTTCTTTCGTAGCCGACCACTGATGATCAGGTTATCAAATCCCATTCGCCTGAGATCATCATCCCCTGCGAACCGTCTGTAATACAATTCAATCCTGCGCTTGAGGAACTCGGCAATGATCTCTGCCTGAAACCACACCACCTTGAGCGGTTTGTTGAACGGTACATCCATGAAGTCTGTACCTGTCGTTGCTCCCGCAGCGAAAGCACCCAGCCAGTTTGACTTACCAATCTTGGGCTTACCCAGCAACAGCACCCTGCTCTTCTCAAAGATGAATGCATCACCCCAGTACTGCTCGATCTTATTATCATCGAGCTCTGACCACTCGGTATCGCTGAATGGCTTGAGGCCCATGGGTCCAGACTCAGGCTTCTCTTCAACCTCTTCCTCAACAACGACCTCTTGTATTTCTTTCAGGTCTTCACTGATCTCTGTGTTCCATGTCGAGGTTTTCCAGTGCAGGACACCGGAGTCAACGTCTTCTGGGTGTCTCTTGATGTGGCCGCTAATGATCGAGGCAGTTGTCCTGGTGGTTTCAACCAAGTCCATTGGGGGCTGACAGCTTTGATTCCAGTCATGCGATTTGATCATGACCTCGCGCATACCCCAGCCTTCTTTAATCCACTTGCCAACCAACCTGGCTAACGTATCGTTACGACTACCCTCTACCCTGGGATCTTCAGTCAGCTTGTCCCTGATTGTCTCGACCTTACCATCGTTGTTGAAGTCGTAGATCTTCTGGACATCTTCTTCTGTGAGCATGGGTAGCTCATCGAAGTTAGTCATGACAAAGCTGTCATCGTATTCGATCTCGTAGTTGAACGAAGGCACAAACATGATGTAGCCGCCTTCTCCGCGCACATCGATCTTGTTCTTACCGACACTGTTGCGTACTGATCGATGGGGTGGGACGCTATAGAAGAAGTGACAGCCACCACTGGGTGACTTCTGCATCATGGGGGTACGGCTGATGCCACCCGCTTTGATCCATCGGGTTCCTTCCTCACTGTCTGAATCAACTACAACAAAGTTGATCCCAGTGATCGCTGCCCAGTTCGCTTGAGGATACTGGTTGTGCCAGTGGGAAATCTCCTCCCTCGATGGCTGCGTCTTTTGATACGCTTGCCAGCGCACACCTCTTGGGGTCTTGCTCCACTTGCGGCGTAGCTCATCTTCAGCAGTGAACGGATTGCGATCAGAAAAATATTTCGGAACAACTTCAGTCGGTGACCCACACGGAATGATGTGCATCCCGTAATCCCACATATCGAGGAGCAGTTCTTCCTTAGCCTCTGGAGCCATTTCCCCAGAAGGTTTATCCAGAAAGAAAGGCATCACTCGATATCTTCTATTGCTTCCTGCTTCCACACCTTGATCTTGCCATCATCGAGCGTGCGCATTGAGACTGTGAATCCCATGTTCTTCGCTGCTCTTCTTAATCCATGATAGGCAGTCAAGTTCTCATCATCTTCTAGGATTGCAGCATCACCCACATCCATCTCTTCTATTAACTTCTGCCACTTACCCCAACCTTTTCTTCTGTCGGGCAACGGTGCGTTCTTTTCTATCTGAACTTCCATACGGACTCCTATGTCGGTTTGATGGACTTTATACCTGTTTAAACTTTTTTTCAAATTATTTAAAAAAGTACTTGTGTTTTACTTTGTATGTAATAAAGTTCGCTCTGTAGAGAGTATAGATAGTTAAAGAAGGAATGGTAATGACAGATATTAAATGTTTGGCATATCAGTATATCGGCGCAAAGCAAAAGCAAAAGGAAATAGCTCAACACATTAAGAAAGTTGAACAACAGCTTCTTGATACACAAGAGATATCAAACCTCAAGCTTCTTCTAAGCAACGAGGGTGGACAGAAAACTCACCAGGGTATAACGATTGAAAGCAAACGGGATCATGTTTGGAATCAAGAGCGCCTTGCACAGGTTTTATCTGATACACCACAAGATCACTGGCCTGACTTTGTAACTGAAAACACTACCTACAAAGTTGATTACCGTGCGTTCCAAGCCTTTGCCATGAGTAACCCAGGTGACCCCATGGTCGAGGCATTGCACAGCGCACACTCAATCAAGCTAGGTGATCATAAGATCAAAGAAATCAATCAGGAAAAACTTAAGGAGGCTGAATGAGCTTATTAAACCAGGTGACTACTGCGCCTGATTCCCAAGTAGCGGAAGGTGGATACCCACCTGTACGCATCAATCTTCAGGGGATCGATGGCATAGGCAAGTCAACCTTCGGTTCAGATGCAGATGATTCTATCTTCATCCAAGCTGAAGATGGTTTGGGTTTCATCAACAACGTATCCCGATTCCCCGTAGCAAATACATGGGAAGAGATAAAGGATCAGATCAAATCGTTGATGGAAGAGGACCATAAGTTCAAGACAGTTGTGCTTGATACAACAGATGCAGCATCAAAACTTGCTGAAGAGT